ACTTGAGGAGCCTTGAGAGGAGTGATAATAACCATTAATCCTTTTTTTCTTATAAATAAAGTATAACCTTTACAAAACGAATACGATTGGGTGTTGATAATAATAATGTAACTAAAAAATAATAATATGAAAGTAGTAAAAAGTAGAATTGAGTATTTTAGCGTTGATTACGATAGAAGAGTATTAATTATTAAAGAGGGTATTGTAATTGTGGGTATTGATTTCATGCAAGGTGATGAACCGTATGACTTTACGGGTAAAAACGGCGACCCTAGTATCTTAGCGGTTTACAATGCATCAAATCCGTATTTATCCGGCGATACCGAAAACGAATGTGTTAATCAAGCGATTAATATATGGTTTGAATTAACGGTTATTAATCCACTATATGAAAAAATAGTATAATAAACATGTTGTCCACTAAAAATAGTGAAATACAAAGCAAATACGATGGTAAAATGATAATAATAATGTAACTAAATATATATAATATGAAAGAATTTCAAGTAGAAGTGTGTGAAACACTTATTAGAATAGTAACGGTTGAAGCTCAAAGTGAAGAACAAGCACTTGAGTTTGTGAGATACGATTATAACAATGCAGAATTAGTGTTGGATAGCGATGACTTTTTTGATGTAGACTTTAACTTAGTAAACCAAGATTAATATGAGGGAAGTTTTTGGAATAGTGGTAGGCGGTTGTATATGTGCAATACTAATAATATGTGTGGTAACTTTTGCATACGCCTTATACGACCACATTAAAGAACAAGAAAATAATAGAAAAGATGGAAGAATATAGCGACTGCTGTGGTGCACCAAGACATCACATATTTGATGAATTATGCGGTGATTGTTTAGAACACTGTTCATTTGACGAAGAAGAAGATTATCCTTGCGATATAATAAATGAATTTTAATTAATAAGAAATATGAGTAACAAAATAACAACGGATTCGGTGGATGCATTTTTTGCCGGTCAAAAATTTAATAGAGAAAATATGCGGGTTGACGTATATGATGATGCATCAAGACTTGTATTGCATGGTAATGTTATTGCAATAAAAAATTACAAAGGTGTTTATATATCAACTCAAGGATGGGAAACACGTACTACATTCTCAAGACTAAGAGAAGTGTTACGTAGAGTATCACCTAGCTCAAGACTGTATACTAAGCGGTACGTATTATACCTTAATGACAAAGAATGGAATGGTAACTTTAAACTAATCAACGACTAATTATGAAACTAAGAAAAAGATTTATCCGAAGAATATTAACAAGAATTGCATTTGAATTCCGTGAAGGTGCACGAAATGCATCATACATAATCAATAACCCATAAAATATATAACTATGACTAGAATTAACGAATTAACTAAAACAGATAGAGTAGAATTTTTTAATGAAATTGTAAAACAACACAACCTCGACCATGCAATAAGTTGTGTTAGAGATAACAACCGATTATCCGAGTGTTGTGCATTCCATAAAACCGGTAACGAATCCTATTGGAGAGATTTATACGACAATGGTTATCCTACAGTTGAAATGACTATAACTGAAATTGAGAAAAAACTAGGTCTAATGCGTAACACATTGAGAATAATCATTAACTAATACAGAACAAACACGAACCCATATTGATAATATAAATGTAACTAATAAATAATATACTATGAATAAAATTAAATTTTTACCGGCTAACAGATTACTACTAAACAAAGTACCATACAAAGGCTACACTGTTGGTAACTTGCCGCCATCATTCGCATTCATATACGATGCTGATAACGAAACTGAAGGCATAACATCATTTTTTAATTACAAAGGTTTAACTTATATACGAGAATAATATGACAATGAAAGAACTAATCGCCTATAGCGAAAACAAACGTAAGCAAAAATGTTTGCAGCACCACAAAGCCGTTGTTGCTATACACGGTAACTGTAAGCCGTTCACTCAAAAGCAGTACAACCAAGTGACCACAAAACAAAAAGCTAATTTCACTAAAGGTAAAAGCTTTGCATTCAAGGGGTTATGGAATCATAATAATATTAATTTAAAAACAGTATAATATGCAAGTAGTAAAAAGTAAAGATGTAGTTGTAGGTCAATCATATTATTTAGACCCTACTATGACCACTTATGGCAAGGTAGTAAGCAATGAAAACGGTAGTGTATACTTTGAATTAGAATCAAAAAACGACGGTTATTATATAGCTGAAGACAATAATACAGTAGGCTTCCATGTAAGCCCTTATATTGAATTTATATTTAAAAACAACTAACTATGAGTAACAGAGATAAAGCAATGCTTGAGTGTGACAAATTCCACTTATGGCTACGAGATAAAGTACAAAATGTGCATTACGCTAACAACGAAAAAATGGCTGAAGCGTATGCTAGAGTTTATAAAAGTGCGATGACAAATACAGTCTAAACACGAATAACAATTGATAATAATAATATATGACAACGATACAAAGCAAACTAAGAGACAAAGCATTCTCAAAAATGAGTAATCTTACAGTAGAAGTAAGAGATATAGAAAACGATATAAAATATGGTTTATCTATATTAGATGAAGATCAACTACAAAACATGGTAAGAAAAACAAAAGAAGATTTACAGTTATGGAGTTACATAGCTGAACTAGTAGAAAAAGATATTTAATAACAAACTAAAAAAAAATTATGGAATCAGTAAACAGAACATTCGAATTATGTAAAGAATCAATTAAGTTATCACCGTCAAGTATTTTCTCTAACGACGACGTAACAAGACTTATTGAGCAAGTTAAACAAGATGTATTAAAATTAATTGAAGAAGAAAAACCAGCAGAAGCACCAGAATTAACAGCATTCAAACTAGATGTATTACAAGCATTCAGACATGAACTAGACGATACCCGCTATGGCGAATATGTTGATCAAGATTCAGCGGAGTTTAATATAAGCTATGACAATAGAATTGAACTATCAAACATTGATATAAATGTAGATGAATTAGAAAACGCTTTAGAGCGAGCATTTGAAAGAGCAGACGCAGGTAACTAATAAATATATATACTATGAACTTAAGAAACTTATTAAAAGAAATCAATGATAACGGTGGTGTATCATACAATATTACAACAGGCGATTATAATCCTACTAACGGTTACATGGTATCATTACCAGGTTATGAAATGACTTTTGATAAAGTTAGCGAGCAAGATATAAAAGATTATATATCTAAAACTTAGAGGCTTTGCTGTTAGAATATGATAATGCTTACTTTGGAGCATGGGTTGATCGAGATCTAATATACTTCGATGTATCAGTAAAAATTGATAATTTATATGAAGCATGTCATGCAGGTATTGTTAATGAACAATTAGCAATCTACGACAATGCAAATGCGGTTGCTATACACCTGCCGTCTCCTCAAAAGTCTGGCACATTTACGCAACAAGCAACATATAATAAACAAGCAGCAGATCGTGTTGTTGAGGCATATACTTGAGCAAGAACTTATATTGATAATAATAATGTTGATCTCTGGGACTACGTAAATTCATTCCGCTAAGTTTGGTTGTAGTCGAATTGCAAATAAAGAATTTAACCGGGTTGCAAATCAACATAAGTCAGGTGGCGGAATTGGTAGACGCTAAAAAACTGCACTGAGGTTAAGCGATCCTCACATTAAATAAAAAATTGATCAACGCAGGAGTGCGGGAGCTTACAGGTTCGAGTCCTGTCCTGACTACAAATTAAGGTGCTTATCGCTGCTGGGCATTTCTCGGTAGTATCTGGATATAAGCTAAGTGTGAGATCGTCAAGCCTTACAAAACAAACACGAATATTAATTGATAATAATAATGTAACTAAAACAAATTAACTATGAATATATTTTATTTAGACAGAGATCCTGTTAAAGCGGCAGAACAACATTATAATAAGCATGTTGTCAAAATGGTATTAGAAGCAGCGCAATTACTTTGTACTGCCCATCATTTATCCGGCAATCCAGATGATGTACCATATAAGAAAACACATATGAATCATCCATCAGCAGTATGGGTACGATCATCACGAGCTAATTACTTATGGTGTTATGAATATATGTTAGCGTTAGGAGCAGAATATACACGTCGTTATAAAAAGCATCATTTAACTATTGCAAAGTGTCGCGGTGTATTATCTAAAGTACCTCATGCTATACATGCTGAAGATTTTTGCGACCCGCCCCAATGTATGCCAGCCGAATACAAAATGGCCGATGCAGTTGACGGTTATAAAAAATATTACGAAATTGGTAAAGCTCACTTAAAAGATAAATAATATGGAACAAACAGCAATAGAATTAGAAAATATATTGAATATTCTTTACAATATAAAAGATGATGTTTTTTATTTTAAAGAGTATGGAAATGATTTAATATCAAGTTTTGTTGAACAAGCCAAACAAATTGAAAAACAACAACAAGTTTATAGTGAAGAAGATATGAATGATTATGCAAATTATCGTTTACTAATTAAGAAATCATTAAGCCCTAAAGAATGGTTTGAACAATTTAAAAAGAAATAAGATATGAAAAAAGTAGTAACAATAAATTATATGGATATTGAACTTGTTGTAACAGGTTATTATGAAGAAGGTACAGATTCTGTGCAATATGATGCGGATTTTCTTGGCTATCCAGGCGATCCTGCAACATTTGAAGCAGATGAAATATACGTAAGCGATTCTAATACAAACATTATAGATATGTTTGTTAGTTTACAATTACAAGAGATTGAAGATTTAGTATTAATTAAATTAACAGAATAACTATGAAAAGAACTAAAGATTTAATAGATCAGATGATGGAATACGAATCAGGATTGTTGAGTGATCCTGAAACATTGGAGATGTTTTCAACAATTGTAAAAGAAAAAATGCAATATAGTTTGCAAGGACATTATGGTAGGACTGTTACTAGTCTTATAATAGATGGTTGGTTAGATAGACACGGCCAAATTTTAAAAGAAATTTAAAAACAAATAAGATATGAAACAATTCCTAACATTCACAATAACATGGATAGCCAGTAATCTATCAATACCATTCTGGATGGTTGGTCACGTACATTTAACTGTTAATGTATATGAAGACATACACGAAATAATAGCTTCATTGGGAATGAATATAATTGTTGCTATAGGATTTATAATTGAATACAAAACAAACACGAACCAAAAACGATAATATATATGAGATTAAACGTAAGACTATCACAAGAAGATATTAATAAAATAGCTGATACAGTTGTAGAAAAAATACTAAGGAAACAATTAGAATATGATTATGCTTATGATCAATCATATCAACAGAATTTAACTTATGATATGGTATTACAACAAATGGTTGGATTACAATTATTATTATCAGAGTATGTAACAACTGAAGATTATGAGAAAGCAGAGCTTACTAAAATGAAAATAAAACAACTTAAAGTAATATTAGATAAATTAAAATGATAATTAAAATGCGACGATAGGTTGTTAATTAGTTATAGTAGCAGGCTAATGTCACACTTTTAAATTTAATATAATGCATGATGAAAGAAATATAGAATACTTAAATAAACGAAGAATATTATATAGACAAGATCCTGTTAATGATAAGTGTTCAACAGAGTATGATTGGGGTTATTACTTTGAAAATGGAACTCGCGAATGCTATACATTATTTAACTCACGAGCTCAAATCAACACATATAAGTCATTGAAATGGCATTTGTATGTATTATGGTATCTTAATCATTCAATGAGTCAGGATCAGTTTGAAACGCTTGCAAAATATATATGTACAAGATCTAATGGGTTTGTTACTTTTAATATATCAGAGCATGCTTTAGAAAATATATTATATGATGTTAGCATGGTTGATTTAGAAAAACCACCACCAAACAAATTGCGTAAGATTATATTTAAAGACAATACAGGTTTAACAACGTCTGAAAAACTATCTATTGTGGGACATATAATTGGTAAAAGTAAAAAAGTAACTGAATCTGATATATATGAAGCAATGATTTACATGCATGATCTATCCCAGAAAATAACAATAAAGAATATTGCAGAGCATTTTAAATGTTCAACAAGAACAATACATCGTAATATGAGTAATGAACTTAAAAAAGAAAAAGAATTATTAAATAAACAATTATGAAATTAATACCAATACAAAAAGCAAAAGCATTGTATAATCATTATGATGATTTGTTAAATAAGGATTTTATGAATCCAATTATAAATCACAATCAATTAATAGAGTGCTCATTAATAGCAGTTAATTTAGTTTTAAACTCAAATGATATTGATGGTGAATATTCTTATTATTTAGAAATTAAAAAAGAAATTGAAAACCTATGAAAAGTTACAACTTACAAAATTACTTAAGATATAAGAAAGATGTTATTGTTGGGCAACCAATTAATAAAGCATGGAGTGAATATACCAGAGATGAATTGATTAACAAGTTTTTACCATTAGTTGAAAACATATCTAGAAAATTTTCTACCTCACAACAAGCATCAGGTGTAATGGATATTACAGATCTAATACAAGAAGGAAGTTATGGATTAATACAAGCAGTCAATAGATTAGACTGGACACAATTAAACGATTCTAAGGACATAGAAAAAACATTGAAGTCATTCTTATCAAAAAGAATTAAAGGCTCGATTAGAAGAGCATTAGATATTAATAGAGGCAATATAAAACTGCCAGAACATAAATTAATTGAGATCAGAAAAGATAATGGCCAAAATAAAGAAATGGTTGCAATGTTTTTTAATTCTATATTCTTAAGCATCGACGAACAGCTTAATGATGAAGACGAAGAGAATATGTTATACCAAGTTAAAGATGATTCTGAACCGTATAATATATGTATTATGAATGCTTATCTCACTTCATTATTAAAAAGACATTTGAATCAAGAAGAATACGATGTGTTAAGATTAAGTTACGGTTTAGATTGTGATAAACATTCTGCTGTAGCAATTGCAGAGAAGTTAAACTTCCAAGGTAAAAGTTCTTATGTAAGAGTTTACGAATTAAAAAAGCAAGCAATCGCTAAATTAATCAATAACGTCGACTCCTCACAAGTACTTGACTTTCTTTAAGTTAAATTAAAAATCTGTCACAAATAAGGTATATATTTGTGACAAAACACGTAATTATATTAATAAGAACATTAACAATTAAATCAAATTATATGGCAACAAAAACGAATGAAAAAGAGTTAACACTAAATGAAAAGTTAGCCACAATACAAACCAAGTTTAAATCTAAGAAGTCTAGGTTTAATTCTTTTGGTAAGTACAATTTTAGATCTGCTGAAGATATATTAGAAGCAATCAAACCGTACTTGCTTGAGCTTGGCGTATCAGTTGTAGTAACTGAAAGACTTTTAACCGGTCATGATTCAATTTTTCCTATTATGGAAACTACAGCAATCATATCTGATAACTTAAGTAATATTACAGCAACAGCAATTGTAGGAGTTGACTTAGAACAAAAAGGTATGCAGATGCCTCAGAAGTTTGGATCAGCATCAAGTTATGGTAAAAAGTATGCGCTTGGTAATCTATTATTAATTGATGATACTCAAGATGCAGATGCTACAAATAATCATGATACTAAAAAGCCTGCGACAACTAAACCAAAATTAGAAGGTGAAGCTTTAGTTAAAGCAAAAGAATATTTAGAGAAAGGTGGTAGCTTAGATGCTATTAAAACTAAATATGATGTATCACCTGAAATATTAGCAACTCTATGACAGAAAAAGAAATCAAAGCAGCATTAAAAAGATTGGATAACGACGAAGATTATTATGGAGAGTTTGGTAAACAGTTCTTATCAAATTCAAACATAAGATCTTTGTTGAAGGATCCATTATCTTTTAATCAACCAATCACAAACAATCCTAATTTAATAATAGGTAGTTACTTCCATACATTAATACTTGAACCTGATAAACTAGAACGTATAAAAATTATCGATGCATCAACCCGAAATACTACAAAGTATAAAGAATTATCTGAAGGTGAAATGTGTTTGTTACAACACGAAGCAGATAGTATACAGTTATTAAGAGATACCGTTATGGAAAACAAAATAGCACGTGATCTTATACAAGACATTGATGTTGAATATGAAGTACCAGGTATATTAGAACTAAGTGGCGAATGGTGGAAATTAAAAGCAGATATTAAAAATAATACGCAATCATTAGTAGTAGATCTTAAAACAACTTCTGATATTGATAAGTTTAGATATTCAGCAAAAGAATATAATTATGATAGTCAAGCATATATTTATTCTACATATTTTAATATGGACATGGTATTTATAGCTGTTGATAAGAAGTCTAGAAAGATTGGTATTTACGATTGTTCACCACAATTTTTAGAATCAGGTAAAGACAAAGTAGAACGAGCAGTGGAAGCTTACAGATTATTCCACAAAACAGAGAATTTTGATATTAAAAATTATTGTATAACCGAAACGCTTTAATTAAATGAGTACATTTTTAAGTAGATTACAAGAAGAACAAGAAGAATTATCAGACAAAGTATTTAAGCTGCATGATTTTGTAAATAACAGTCCTATATATAATACAACAAGTATTGTACAACAAAAATTGTTGCTTACTCAATTATTAGCAATGAAAATATATTTAAATACATTAGACGAAAGACTACTTGATTTATCACCCCAAACAAATAACTAAAATAATTAACTAAACCCTTTAAACCATGAAAAAAGTAATTTTAACATTAGCAACAGTAACAACGTTATTAGTATCTTGTAATGACAAGAAAGCAGAAGCAGCACAAACAACAGACACGGTCAAAGTGGCTGATTCAATGAGTACAGATTCTACAACAGTAGATTCAACACAAATTGATACAACAAAAACAAAGTAATTATTAATTAATAAACAATTAAATCTTATGGCTAGTATAATAAAAGCGAGCATCAACTTAAATGAAATTCCAAAACACAAGATTATCGATGGTAAGAAAGGAAAATACTTACCCATCACAATTACATTAAATGATGAAGTAGATCAGTTTGGCAATCAAGGGCCAGTGCAGGTTGAACAATCAAAAGAAGAAAGAGAATCAAAAGCAGCAAAAGTTTATCTTGGTAATGTAAAAGTTGTATGGACTAATGGTCAAAATGTAGAAGCTGCTCCAAGAACTGATGGTCAATCCGCTCCTACCCCAAAACGAGCACCGGCTCCTGTAGTCGAGGATGATTTACCTTTTAACTAAGGGTTTTTAGTAATCCCGTAAATACAAAACTAAATGAAAATTAAGTGCATAGGCTGTAATGAAACATTACATATATCTGAATTCTACAAACACAAAGCCGGCGTGCATGGAGTGCTTGCGAGATGTAAGAAATGTGTAAAGGTACAGCGAAGTAAAAATTACGAATATAGAATAGCAGACCCTAAGTTTGTGCAATCTGAACGTCAAAGAGGCAGAGAAAAATATGCTAGATTAAATTATAAAGAAATTAATAGAGAAAAAATGCAAGATCCAGCTAGAAAATTAAAACATAGAATACGAACCGCCGCATATTCTTTATTAAACAAAAGAGTAAATTCTAGTACTTTATTAGGCTGTTCTCATGATGAATTTTTTAAACATATAGAATCAAAATTCAAAAACGGAATGAGTTGGGATAATATAAATGAATGGCATTTAGATCATATAGTTCCTTTAAGTTGGTGTAGTACAAATGAAGAATTATTTATATATTCGCATTATTCAAATATACAGCCTTTATTCGCAATAGACAATTTAAGAAAAAGCGATAACTATATAGGTTAATTTTAAATTATAAATGTACCTATAGCGCTTCCCGTAAGAATAGCCTTTAGGTCTTTTTTTAAGGCAGAACAAATGTTTGGAACAGCGAAAGCAGAACTTAGTTTAGACAGCCTTTAGTAGTTAGTTAGACCCCATTAATTGGGGTTTTTCTAACTATAATAAGTAGCGCTTACAATCTGAACACGATTGTATTATGATAATATATATGTAACAAATTAAATTTAATAAATGCAAACAACAGAGATAAACGGTTTCTTGCTATACACATAAATAAACTAAAAACAAATAATATTATGAAAGAATTAACAAAATGCTATTGTGGTCATACTACAACTTGTGATTGTGGACCTGAAGAACCTAAACAAGAAAAACTTGAAGAAGCTGCTAAAAGATATTCTTATGGAGGCAGAGAAGGAGGTCACAGAACACCATTTCTTGAAGGTGTTAAATGGCAACAAGAAAGAAGTTATAGTGATATGCAAGAGTATGCAGAATTTTGCATTGAATGTGATAGGAAACAAATGCCTTTATTATTAGTTCAAGATTGGTACGAACATTATAAAAACAAATAAAATTATGGAAACACAAACAAAAGAAAAATTAGACTATTCCTCTTGGAGAAAAAAGAATACAGTAATGTTAATAAGAGGTGGATGGTTTGGAAATCAAACCCCTTGTTATGTAGGTGATGCAAGACCTAAAACAGAAAAAGAATGGGAAGTATTGTTTGAAGAATTTAAAAACAAATAAGATTAGAACAATTTAAAAACAAATAAGATTATGAAAAAAGAATTTATACAAGTAGAAATAGAAGTTTATGACAAAGAACTTGCTGATATTGGTATTGAGTCAAAAGAATCAATTTGGGCCGATGCTGTTATAAATAACTCTGAAGTAACAGCCATAAGAGCTTCATTAGATAACAACGATAGGTGTATTATATATTTAAAAAATGGAGATAGCTTTATAGTTAGGATGCATTTTTATGAAGCGGTATATTTATTTACTAATAATAAATTTGAAAAATAATATATGACCATACAAACAACCGAAATTAATGGTTTCCTTATCGATAACTTTAATCAATATAAATTGGAAGAGGGTAAGACGCAGGGTATATGCCCTATATGCTCATCAGATAGAAAACCTAAGAATGAAAAAGCAAAATGTGCTTCTTATGATTGGGAAAGAGGTATTGGTACTTGTCATAACTGTTCTAAAACATTTCAGCTTCATACTTACCAGCGCAAAGGTAAAAGCGAAAAAGTATATGTTAAACCTGAGAGAGATGCGGTTATTGATTCTGGATTAGATTATCCATACAATGAAAAAGTATTAAAGTGGTTTAATGATCGGGGTATATCACAAACAACATTACAAGAATTAAGAATATCAGAGGGTAGGGAATTTATGCCTCAAACTGGCAAAACTGAAAATGCTATACATTTTAATTACTTTGTTGGCGATCAACTTATCAATATAAAATATCGCGACGGCAAAAAGAATTTTAAATTATATAAAGGTGCTGAAAAAGTTTTTTATAATATCAACAGCATTGTAGGTTTTGAATATTGTGTTATTGTTGAAGGTGAAATGGATGTTCTTGCATTACACGAAGCAGGAATAACTAATGCAATATCTGTTCCAAATGGTGCAACATTAGGCACAAACAATCTTGAGTACTTAGATAATTGTATTGATTATTTTGATGACAAAGAAAGAATCATTATTGCGGTTGATTCTGATCCAGCTGGTCAAGCATTACAAACAGAGTTAGTCAGAAGATTAGGCTCTGAAGTTTGTTATATCGCATCCTTTGAAGATTGCAAAGATGCAAATGAATATTTACTTAAATACGGTCCTGAAGCTCTATCACAAAGAATTTCAAGATCTAAACCTGTTCCTTTAGAAAATGTTACAACTTTTAGAGATATTGAAGATGAAGTTACGGACTTTGTTCGAAACGGATTCAAACCTGGTTTCCAAGTTGGCTTGGATAATTTTGATAATATTTTTTCTACGTACACTGGTCAATTCATTACTGTTACCGGTATACCGTCTTCTGGTAAGTCTGATTTCGTAGATCAAATGGTTATTGGGTATAATGAAAAGTATGGTTGGAAAACAGCTTATGCTTCACCTGAGAATACCCCAACATATTTGCATGCTCATAAGTTAATGCGTAAAACATGGCAAGGTATGCCTACAGTAGCAGATATTAATTCTGATAGATGGAATCAAGTTGCTGATCATGTTAATGACAATTACTTTTTTATTGATATGGAACGGTATACATTAGATTCAGTCCTTAGAAAAGGAGCAGAGCTTGTTAAACGCAAAGGAATCAAATGTTTAGTTATTGATCCATTTAATAAAGTAAGAGATCACGATGCTTCTGGAGATGTTAATGTTTATACATTGGAATACTTAAGTAAGATTGAAATCTTTGCTAAGAAGTATGATGTATTAGTTATGGTAGTAGCTCACCCTACAAAAATGTATAAAGACGCAAAAGGTAATATTGAAGAACCTACTATGTATAATATTAAAGGTGGTGGTGAATGGTATGATGCTTCTTATCATGGTTTATTAGTTCATAGAAACTACGAAGATAAAACTGTTAAGGTTAAAGTATTAAAATGTAAGTTTCAAAACCTTGGAGAGAATGGTGCAGAATGTCATTTCAAATGGGATCCAGCTTCAGGTTGTTTTATTCCTCATATACCAATTGATACTTCTAACGACAAATTACCATGGGAACTATAAAAAATAAATAATTATGAAAATAGAAAGTAAAGGCCACGCTATAGAATCCTTAATTAATTGTATGCCTTATCCTAAATTAATAAAAGATATTGATTTAGATAAAAAAGCTTGTATATATTTTACATGGAGAAGCTGCAGATATAAACTAGAATTAGACTCAGGCCTTGTATGGGTTGTTGAAGGCAATTTTTTAGAAGGTAGAGATAATTCAATTTTAATAGAAAAACTATTAGAAATTGAAGAAGCAAAAAGATTTTAAAGTATATGGGCAGTGGATTTAAAAAAGAAACTGTTGATATGGGTAATTATGCAGCCAATGACAGAGAACAAGCAGCTAAAGATTGGTGTATAAAAAATAAAATATATGTTTCACCAACAGCAAAGAATGCTTCAGAATGGTATCTTACTATAATAAATAATGGCAAAGAAACACAAAGCCCATTAACATATAAAAAAGTAGAAATCTGGAAAGAACTTTTTAAATTCTATACTTATTACTATGATAAATACAGTGGAGTTGAAGTAATTAAAAAGGTAGAACCTAAAAAAGTTATTAAAGAAGAAATTGAAAAACCTAAACAAATAATTAATTATGAACTATTCTAATATGATACAACAGTATGAAGAACAATATCGAGATTTATTGCAAGAATGCCTTATTAGAGGCGTTACAAGAGCTGACAGGACTGGAGTTGGTAGTAGATCAATATTTAATGCTAGTTTAAAGATTGATGTTTCAAAACAATTTCCTATTATAACTGGTAGAAAAATGTTTCAAAAAACATTTGATACAGAATTTGAATGGTTTATGAATGGTGAAACTAATATAAAACGTTTTAAAAATGCTGGCGTAAAGATATGGGATGCTTGGGCAGATGATAATGGTGATCTTGGTCCTGTATATGGTTATCAAATGAGAAACTTTAATAATCAAGGCATTGATCAAATGAAAAACGTTATTAAAAGTTTAATAATGGAACCAGATAGCAGAAGACATATTATTAGTCTATGGAATCCAGCACAAATTAAAGATATGAGATTGCCACCGTGTTATTTATATTTTCAATTCTTTGTAGAAGATGGTAAACTTAATATGTTTGCGTTACAAAGATCAGGTGATTTATTTTTAGGAATTCCGTATGATGTAGCATTGTTTACAGAAGTACTTTTATATGTAAGTACATTAACGGAATACAAACCAAATTTATTAGAGATACAGATAATTGATGCACATATTTATAATAATCAAATAGAGTCTGTTAACAAATATTTGCAACAACCAATGTTTGCATTACCAACTTACGAATATAGATTAAATGAATTAAAACTAATTAATTATAATCACGGTCCTGTAATTACAGCAAAAATAGCCGTTTAAATCAAATTATGACACCAAAAGAAAATAATCAATGGTTTATAGTAATCGATGAACCATATAAATGGGTAGAAGATATAAAAATAAATAACATTATGACACCAAAAGAAAGAGCAACAAAATTAAGACTTCATTATTCTATTATTTTAAATTTATCACAAAAAGATAGGTTAGTAGTTAATTCTTGTTTAAGAGCAGTTAACCTTGTTATAAATAGTGTAGAATTAGAAAATGTTTCAGATAACTTTTATAAATATTGGCAAGAAGTAAAAAACGAAATAGAAAAATTATGACAAAAGATTTAACAAAATGCAATTGGGATAACTGTAATAATGACAGAGTTTATAAAACTAGTATATATTGCAAAGAGCATAATAATCTTTATAGCTTATCTAGGAAGTTTGGTATTAGCAAAGATGAAGTATTAATATTAAAAGATAAAAAATATTGTGATATTTGTGAAAATCCTTTTTTAGATAGCAAAATTTATATTGATCATTGTCATACAAACGGTAATGTTAGGGGAGTATTATGTTGGCACTGTAATATTTTATTAGGACACGCATTCGATAATACCGATATTTTAACTAAAGCAGTAACTTATTTAAACAAAAATGAAAGAAAATATTGAAAATTCTACAGGTAAATATTACATTTATCATATTCCGACTAAAAAAATAGGAGTTACACGTAATCTTAATAAGAGAGTAACTATAGCACAAGGCTATAAGATTGGAGAATATGAAGTTCTGGAATCATCTGAAGATATAGATTATATATCAAGAAGAGAGTCAGAGCTTCAACGTTTATACGGCTACAAAGTAGATCGAGATTCTTATAAAAAAGTAATTAATAAACCTAAAAAATCAAATCAAATGAAATTAAACGTAACAGATCAAACAACAACATTTCCATGCCCTGTAAATAAACTGAAGGGACAACTATTGGATGCAGTAGGATTAGTTTGGGAAACGCCATTTGGCAACTATTTATTAAATAAAGAAATGATTGATTGGATTATATCTAATGCAAAAGTTTCAATGTTTAATACTAATCGATGCTTTGTATATAATAAAGCCTTACATGAAGCCGTAGCAGCTAATTTTAATCCTATTAATCATATAGAGCAAACACTTGTTGCTAAAACAGAAGAACAACCAACTACTTATGATTTAATAAGAATATGGGCTAGCGATAAAGGTATATTATCGAGCGGCGATCCAAAGACACAATATATAAAGTTAATGGAAGAGTCTGGTGAATTAGCAAGAGCAATATTAAAAGAAGACAAAAGTGAATTCATTGATGCTATTGGTGATATGGTTGTTGTATTAACAAATTTAGCCGCAATTAAAGGATTAAGAATTGAAGACTGTGTTGATAGTGCTTATAATGAAATTAAAAATAGAAAAGGTTCAATGAAAAATGGAACTTTCGTAAAGAACATGACATTAAATCCATATCCAGGTGTAACAATTAAAACAACTTTATAATATGACAGAAAAAAGTATTAAGTTTCGAGACCCAGTAGTTGAAAGAGTAGTAGACAAATTCATTTCAAGATCTGATGTAGGCTTTAAAAAATATGGCGTTACAATGGATCAAGATCAATCAAGAATATTTGAATGGCTTAATCATTTACAAGAAGAATTAATGGATGCTATTTTGTATTTACAAAAAGCTAAAGAAGTTTATTCAGAAGATCTTATGGATGCTGTAGTAAGAAGAATTGAAAAGAATGCGGACTAGTAAAAAGAAAGGACCTGTAGTAGCAAAGAAAGTGATGTATGATGGCGTCACTTTCGCTTCAGGACTTGAGAAGTATATGTACAAAGCATTAAAAGATGCTGGTATAAAATTTCATTATGAGTATAAAACTTATGAACTCATACCTGCTTTTAATTTTGACAATGATTGTTTTGAAAGACAATCTAATAGTAAAGGTGATTTTATAAATAGAGGTAATAAGAAAGTACTTAATTTGAAATACACCCCAGACTTTGAAGGTGAAACTTTTATTATTGAAACAAAAGGTAGAGCTAATGATTCATTTCCATTGCGGTATAAACTTTTTAAAAAATATATGAAGGATAATAATGATAAAAGGACGTTGTATAAACCCCAAAAAAATTCTGAATGCGACGAGACAGTACGCTTAATTCTTTTGAAGCAAAAAGAATAGCTAGACAAAAATATGCAGAAAGACATATTGAAAAATGGTATATGTGGTCATTTGAAACATTTGGTAAAATAAGATACAAAGAACTTATGAAAACAATAGATGCATTTACACTAACTAATCCTTAAAAATAATATTATGACTTACAATGAAGATCCAAGATCTACACAATGGACGCTTGAAATAGGGTTCTATCCAGGCTTATTATTTGGATATAGAGTTTATGAATATGATGATGCACTATTACATGTATTATATATACCATTTATAGATATATCACTTGAAATAAGTAAATAATAATAACTAAAACTAAAACAATGAAAGAAAACGAGTTAATCGGAATGAGGAACAAAATAGAATCACTCACTAATATTGTAAAGTATATATTGGAAGAGGTCCAAAACATTAAGACTTTAGCGTCTGGCACATTTGAAACGGTTAGATTTATGCCAGAATATGAAGCAGCTGTACAAAAGCTAGCTGAGAAAGTTAAAGCCGCAGCAGCAGGAAATATTGAAGTTAAAGACGAAGAAATAGTAACCCCTAAATTAGAAATAGATTAACATGAGTTTAAGCCTAGACAAACAAATTTTAAGTGATATTACCGTATACACAAAGTATGCAAAGTATGTGCCGTCAAAAGAACGAAGAGAAACGTGGAATGAATTAGTAACCAGGAATATGGAAATGCACATTACCAAATTTCCGCATTTAAAAGAATCAATTGAACAAATTTATAAGAACTTTGTATTTAATAAAAAAGTATTGCCTTCAATGCGAAGCTTACAATTTGGTGGCAAAGCTGTTGAACTTAATAATGCTCGCATTTATAATTGCGCTTTTCTGCCTATTGATAATATCCGCAGTTTTTCTGAAACTATGTTTTTACTTTTGGGAGGAACTGGTGTTGGCTATTCGGTGCAGAATCACAACATTGATAAATTACCTGAAATAAGAAAACCAAACTACGATCGTAAGAAACGTTATGTTGTACAGGACAGCATTATTGGTTGGGCGGATGCAATAAAAACATTGTTTAAATCATACACTGGGGAATTAACTTCACATATTGAATTTGATCTTTCTGATATTAGACAAAAAGGTGCATTACTTGTAACAGCAGGAGGTAAAGCGCCAGGACCAGAACCATTAAGATTAGCATTGGTTAAAATTGAAGCCATCCTTCGTGAAAAAGAAGATAGATCTAAATTAACAGATATTGAATGTCACGATATTCAGTGTCATATTGCCGATGCGGTTTTAGCGGGCGGAATTAGAAGAGCAGCAATGATCTCATTGTTTGACTTAGATAGTAATGCAATGTTAAATTGTAAAGCTGGTAGTTGGTGGGAAAACAATTCTCAAAGAGGTAGAGCTAATAACTCTGTTGTTTTAGTACGCCATAAGATTGATAAGAAAACATTTGATAAGGTATGGGAACGTATTGAAGCATCTGGATCAGGTGAACCTGGAATATATCTTACTAATGATAAAGATTGGGGTACAAACCCTTGTTGTGAGATTGCTTTACGACCATATCAATTCTGTAACTTAACAGAAATTAATATGTCTAATATTGAAAGTCAAGAAGATTTTAATGCAAGATCTTCAGCAGCATCATTCTTAGGTACGTTGCAAGCATCGTATTCAGACTTCCATTATCTTCGTGATATATGGAGAAAGAATACAGAAAAAGATGCATTGCTTGGTGTATCAATGACTGGTATTGCATCTAAATCAAATCTAGAATTAAATTATGAAGAAGCAGCAGAAGTCGTTAAACAAACCAATAGAGAAACAGCTAAATTACTTGGAATTAATGCTGCAGCTAGAACAACAGCAGTTAAGCCAGCGGGTACGACTAGCCTTGTACTTGGTACCTCTAGCGGTATTCATGCTTGGCATAATGATTATTATATTCGCCGTATGCGTTTAGGTAAGAATGAAGCAATATACACTTATCTTGCAATCAATCATCCAGAATTGTTAGAAGATGAATATTTTAATCCTACATTACAATCAGTAATTTCTGTACCTCAGAAAGCGCCAGAAGGAGCAATAACAAGATATGAATCTACATTAGATCTATTAGAAAGAGTAAAACTTATATCTAGAGATTGGGTTAAGACTGGCCATGATAAAGGTAACAATACTCATAATGTATCTTGTACCGTTTCCGTTAGAGATGATGAATGGAAAATTGTAGGTGAATGGATGTGGGCTAATAAAGAATACTATAATGGATTATCTGTTTTACCATATAACGGTGGAACATACAAACAAACTCCATTTGAAGATTGTACTAAAGAAGTATATGAACAAATGATGTCTACATTAAAAGACGTTGATCTATCAAGAGTAATTGAGATACAAGATAATACTAACTTTGCTGATTCAGCAGCTTGTGGAGGAGGTAATTGTGAAGTTGTATAGTTATCTTGGTACAAAATGTTGGGTTTATACTTTATATATAAATCAAATATAATAAGCATATAAATTGATAAAGGGGACCACGTTATGTGAATCCCCTTTATTGGTTATTAGAACTTTTAGGTATGGTGCCTATTTATCTTTGTTCTTTTTATTAACCCATTTTTCTTTTCTTCATTCTTTTTTCTCTTCTTTCTTTTGCTTTTTTTGCTTTATAGATAAATCTTTGTTCAGGAGATAGCTTCATTAATTTTTCTTTTTCAATCTCTCTATTTCTTTTTCTAGTTTCAATAGCCTTCTCAATACCCTCTTCTTTACGCTTTACCTTAGCTGCTGCTTTAATGGTTTCATTCTCTTCGTTCTTAACGTTAAGTTCCCAATCTTTCCATCCTAATGCTAATGCAGTTCTTTGTAATTTAGTATTTCTGGAATCCATTACTTCAGATATGTTATTAATTTTTTCAATAACTCTATCTAGTGGCAGGTTAGTAGTTGCAACAGCAATATTCCCGGCTATTCTATAATTAGGCGATAAATTTAATTTACCATCTCTTGTAACTTCCCATCCTCGTTCAGCAATAACATCTTCTTCAAACTTACTGATTCTAATTGCTCCATAAAGTTTTCTTGCTTTTGAACTTATAGGTGGTGATACACTTGTTAAGGCTAATACGGTATAGGCATGATCTGCAAACATTTCTTTTTCTTCTTGTTTGAAGTACTCCATCACAGTGTTTTTTACAGTAGCAATAGCCGCCCCGTATACACCTGAACCTCTTAATAAGGTATCAGCCATACCATTAATCATATTTGTTACTTTATCCTCTTGCTTTTTCTTTAACTTTTCGTAGGCTTTTAATTCCTCTTTAGTCATCTTAGAAGTATCAGGTTCATCCTCGTCATCATAACCTAATGGTATAAATAATGCAGATTGCAAGGCTGAGAATAACATATTTTGTAATGCTCCGTAATATACAATTTTAGATATATTTGTTTTCCAATCTCCGCGTCTATTAACTAAGTCTGACGCAGCTTTTTTGATCAATCTATTGTATTGCATTGGAGTATTACCAAAAGCTAGTATAATGCGTCCTAGCGCAGTCGTTTGTTGCTTTGATACATACATTGGATCAGCAGATTGCATTGACTGATCTGTTATTCTTGAAAAGTCGCTAAATGCTTTTTCTTCTGCTTCTTGTTGAGTGTTACCGGCTTTCAAATATGTGTTAACTCTATTTCTATAAAATGTTGCACCACTCACCGCAATAGAAAAACTATCCGCCGCTTGAGTAGGTGTAAACCCTATTTTTTGTAAATAAGATATAACTCCATAAAATTTGTTTTTAGCAGTACTTGCAGCATTTGCAATCTCTGCTTGGGTAACATCGGCTTTTAATCCAGATCTTCTTTCTCTTAATTTATCAGAATTAATAATCATCGCAAAGTCAGCCCAATATTGTTTCTGGTTAAGGAAAGCTTTACCTGCTTTATATGGATTATTATCATTCCAGTTTATAAAGTTAATTGCTGATATGGTTTGTAATAATGCTGATCTAGTATTAAAGAACATAATTGCAGCTGTAGAACCATTAATCCAGTTCATCCAAATGTTTGTTACTCTATCTGTGCCTTCAGGTCTATTCTTACCGTTCTTCATTCTATATAAAGAATCTTCTAAAGCTTCTCTTACGTTTGTACCATATATAGATTGTATCTTGTTTAGGTTTTCTTTTGTAAATATTGCATCAGCATTCTCTATAAACTCTTCAAGATATTTTTTTCTACCAGCTCCCTCGGTAATATTGTGAAGATCTGATATAATAGTTTCGCTATCCCAAGTAGTTGAAGGATCAATCCATCCACCATCTTGTCTACCGGTTATTGACAATGCGTTAGCAAAAGCCAATAGATCTGGGTTTTGTTTTACAAAGTATAATAATTTGTTCTTATCAGTTCTTGATAAACCCGGCACGTCTTTACCTGCAGAAGACCAAAGATAAACCCTAACAGCTTGATCATAAGTAAAACCTTTATCTGGTGTTAACTTCACAAGTTTCTTTTTAATATCAGGAAAGTTGTCAAGCAACATTTTATATTCTTTTCTAATAGATTGACGTACTGAATCTAAAGTATTAATACCTTTAACATACGGCACAGTCAAGTTCTTATCAAAAAATTCTTGATCTTGTTCTCCTTGTTTACCTTTACCTGCAAACATATAAGTTGTTAAACCTCTAAAATCGTCAGCTGAAGGTGGCACAAAGAATGATAATGTATTTTTTTTAATACCCGTTCTCTTTGCAACTACATCAGACACTTTTGTAAATGCAGCAACACCGGTGTTTCTCTCTAATATATCATTGAATTCAAAATCCAATGTTCTACTAAACTTAATATTTGCTTTATCTTCTAAAACAGAGGTATCTATTATTGCAATACTCTTTGTTGTTTTATCTGAAACTTGTGCCCCATCTGTATAACTTATAGCTTTTATGCCATCTTTGCGTAAACTTTCAAACAAGGTATCTATATCTTTTCTGCTTAATGAATTTTCAAATCTAGGATCTATTAATTCGTAAAAAGATGATTCTTCAACAGTAAAATCTTTATCTACTGGTTTTAAATTTAATTCCTCTATTTTATTAATAGCAATATCTTCATTAACTAAATCCGATTTTTTAACAAGAAATTCCTGTACTTTACCATCATTCATTCTAGCGTATTCATTCGCTTCTCTTATATCAGTAGCAAAGAAGTTTACGCCTTTTCTTCCAATCTCTTTTAGGTTTTTTCCTATTGGTGCTCCAGCATATATGGTAGTATAATCATTTACTGATTTGCTATACTTATTTACTTTTGGCTTGCCATTGTCAATTAAATCATTTGATCTAGTTAGTTTAGGATATTTTGAAATTATATATACCCCATCTTCATAAAAAGCGTTCCATCCTAATTTGTCAGCATAAGTTTCCGCCATTGCGTTATATAGCTTTTTTCTGCTTGGCTCTTCGGCTGTAAATATAAGTCCTTCTGTTCCATTATTTTTTATATAATCTAATACGCCATTTATAACAACGCCAAATACTTCAAAAGCGTCTTTAGATCCAGTTATTTCTACAGAGCCATCTTCATCTGAAAAAGCTAAATTTAAAGTGCCTCCCTCGTAAGACCCTAATAAATTTGCTTCTTCTTCTTCTAAATTATATTTCTTTATTAAGTTATTTAAAATTTTTTGCTCTTTAGTGGGGTAATTAAATATACCAGTATCTCTTAAACTTAGAGAATATTCTTTATTATTTACATTAAAATAAGTAATACTTCCACTATCTTGAATATCCCATTTTAAATCTTGTTTTGAATTTAATGAAAATTTAGAAGTTGCTTCGGGATCTTTTGGCATGTTGTTTTCAACAAACTCGTTTAATTGCTTTTCTGCATTTTTAACAGTCTCAATATTTAAACCTTGATTTAGGGATTCCATTAAGAAACCAGATCCTTCACGGTCTTCTATTACACCCACGGCATAATCTACAGCTCTGTTCATTCCAAGAATAATATCGTTAGGAACCACACCCCAATAGTTTTCAATTTCTTTTGCTAATTGGTCAAGTAACTCATAAGAAGTTTCAGTGCTTAATCTTCTTAAGTTATTTGCATTTATAAAATCTGATACTGTAGATATTGATTTGCTTAATTTGCTTTGAGATATATTATTTAAAGCAGCCTTCTCATTTTGTATATTTTGTCTATGCTGCTCAAATGATTTAATTAAACTCGCCATATTATTTCCATATAGCTCAATTGCATATCTAGTAAAATCTTTTTTATTTTCTATAAAGTAAAAAGGATCCATCATTTGTTTTACTCCTGACTTGTCTAATTTTTTTGAAAGTGCTTCCGGTACAGCTATTACTTTGTAGTTTTCAAATATTTCATTTTCTGTAATATTATCGTTTTTATTAATATATTTGTCTATTAACTGAGCTAAAACAACTCTAGCCGGTTTTGTATGTTCATATATATATTTTGTATTTCTTCCAGCGTATATAATACCTACTACTGGGGCAGCGGACCTTATTACACTATTAGCATTGTTAGACAAAAGAGTGAACATAGCAGCTTGATAAGAAGAAGTTAAACCTATTTCAGGGTCTGTTAATTTTTCACCCCACCACTTTGCTGCATATACTGTCATTTGTCTAGCTGCTTCACTTCTTATTTGATCTTTTTTAACATCTATTGTTCCGTCTAAAATATTATCGTGAATTTTATTAATTTTCTTAAATCCAGAATAATTTTTCGCCAACATTCCTTCATTAATATTATTAGTATCTTTACCAAATGCTGTTTTTCTAGCTTTATTTAAAGATAAGTTAAACATAGTTTTTGCACTTTTCTTTATTCCAGGTCTAAATAAAGATATAATATTACCGCTATTTATAGTTGTTGGTGCCCACATAGAATTTAACATTGCAGTACCAACTTTATCTCCTTCTTTTAATAAAAGATCAACCATAAAATTTTGATTAAGTTCTTTTAATTTTTCAACATTTTTTGAATCTTTATAAAACCTAGCTACTGAAATATCTGCACTTAATCGTTTCCAAACATCTTCTCCAAAATCTTGTTCTTTGCCAATGTTTGAAAAATAATATCCTGTATTTTTTTCATACTCTAATGGTTCTGCACCTTCCCAAAATTTATAATTTCTTGTTAATATATATTTTAAGCTTGCTGCAACTTCATTTATTTGATCTTCATTCCAATCATTCGCAAATATGTTAGATAGCATGCTTTTAATATTAACAGTTTCAAAATTTGTTAAATTTGCAATAGCTTTACCTAAAGCTGTAGAATTATTTTCAAGATCTAATATTAATTCAGCATTTAAAGAATATTTAATATTACCTCTTTCAGCTAATCTATCTAAATTTTCTACAGTAACTTTACCAAGTTCCGCTCCTAACATTTCTTGGTTTTTTTGTAAAGCTTGATAAATTGGCCCTCCAGATAACATATCGTCAGAAATTAAATCAAATGCCAATTCTTCACTCATTGCTTTAGCCAATGCTTCTTTTCTACCTCTTAATGGCAATCCAGTTACTGGATCTATAATTGAATCTAAGAAAACGTCATCCGGAACATTATTAGCTACATTTGGTAATCTTCTAACTAATTCCGCTCCTGATGTTCTACCTGCCAAATCTGTTTCAACAGATTCTCTGTCTACTTTTTTACCAATCCAATCGGGAAAACTAGTCCATTGACCATTAATCCTTTTTTGAACAGCAAATGGCATACCTCCTGATACAGTTTTTCCATTGTCTTTACCCATTAACCAAGTAGTGGTCATGTTTTCAAGTACAGGCTTTTTATTCGTTAATAAGAATTTCCTAAGTTGCCCATCTTCTTTTCCACCCATTGCTCTTTTAATATCAATGTCCGCCTGCCTACCAATCTCAGTACGTATCTCATTAATTATAGGAGCCGTTGTTCTATTAAGAGTAGTTTTTTCGTCAATTCTAGATTTCAATGTTCTTATTATAGGCAATATTTTTGCTTGAACATCTGTAATTACCTCTGGTGAAAATACACCAGATTCTAAAATGTTTTGATATTTTTTTCTTTCTGGTAATGATTGAGTTTTTACTTCAACATCTTCATTAGAAAGTTTAGTCATTTCAGTAACATCTTCTGTAAATACAACATCCGCTACTTGCCCAGATTTTAATGCAGCCTTCATCCTATTTGCTAGCTGAGCATTTATATAGCCATATAAACTATCATTCTTAGAAGGATCAAATTTCTGTATGTAGGGCAGCATTGATACTTTTACATAACTAGTCATCTCTTCCATGCTAAAACCGTCTAATCCTCCTTTGTTTTTGTTGGTAAGATCAATGATTGTACCATTAGAAGTTCTATAGTTCCTAGATTTAACTTTAACCATTTTATCTAGCTCATTGTAAATTGCTGGATTGTTTGGATTAAAACCTTTTGGATCATTACCAATTGCATCTAATTTAGCTTTTGCTTTTGCAGCTGCTTCACTTATTTCAGTTGGCTCTTTTTGTGTTGTATCTTTTTTAGTTACTTCTTTTTTAACAACTTTTTTTTCTTCTTCGTATGTTCTTTTAGATTCTTCAAACTCTTCTTGTTCAAGTTTTTCCATTTCTGATTCATACTTGTCCCAATCAATTTCATTGTTAGATAATTGTAAATCTAACTTTTCCATTCTTTCTTCAATAGACTTTGAAAATGCAGGTGATATTGGTCCTTTTTTTGTTTCAGAAACCAATTTACCTTTTGCGGCAGAAGTAAATAGTTTTTTTATTGCTTTATTATCAGTTCCGCCTTTTTGTATAGAAGCATTATAGTCACGTATAAAATTGAATACGTCACGCCCTGAATCAAATGTTATATCAATTAACCCTAGATCTTGAAGATATCTTCTAATAGTATCACCCAACTTTGTAAAGAATGATTCATTATATTTTACATTGCCAGTTAGGAGGGCATCGGAAAAAATTGTTAATAATTCTTCATTTTTAATTCCTTCGCTTTTATCACCATAATTACCTTCAAGTCTAATTAAAACTTTTTCATTTAAATATAATTCAGGATTTGAAGATAATAAATAGTTTCTTAATTGTTTTCCTAATTCAATTTGGGTGTCTACATTGCTCAATGTTTTTTCCATTAGCTTATGTAAAAATTCGTGGGAGCCCACAGAAACAGATTTTTGCTTTATTGCTTGTCTTTTGTTTATTACAATATAACTTTTACCGGTTTTATCATTTGTTATTATACCACCATCAGCACCAGTAAATCCATTAATATCAGCTTCCTCAGCTGTTACTAATTTTTGTTGAACTAAGCCTTTTAATTTTGTTCTAGCTTCAGTTAAATTATTAGCTAATATTACTTCTACATTAGCACTTTCCCCTAACTTTTTTGCTGCATCAAGATTTTCTTGAAATTCTTTTTCTCTAACTTCACCTAAATCAATTCCCTCTTTTTTATAAATATTTTTTGTTTGGAGTTCTATTTTCTTAAGCATGGTCTTTTTTTCATCCTCATTAAGATCAGGATTAAAAGATGCCTCTACTCTTTTAGAATTTAAGTCTATTAATTGAGCTCTGCTTATAGGAGATAATGGCTGACCAAACGTTCTAACATTTTCAATACCGCTTGTTAATGTATTTAACTTGGTTTGTTCTATAACATAATTCCTTTTAAGAACTTCTAAATCTGTTTCTTTTGATTTTGAATCAGACTCATTGATGGCATTGGCTTTATTAATAAAATCAGCCATTTTAGAAACCGATTTATTAATAGAATTAAATGTATCAATAGGCATTGCGTCAATATCAGAAATGGTTTTTTCTAATAAAGTGGTACTTTCGGCCTTTAATATGGATTCTCTTTTAACTAAAGCTTCTTGTTGTACGCTAGATAAGTCTTTATTAAATTCAAGTTCATGTAATATGGCGGCTAATCCCCTTGCGTTGTCGCTAAGTTTTTGAGCAGTAGTTTTACTCATAAACGGTCTTATAATAGCTCCACCTATTAAAGGAGCTCCGGCTAATACGGTAGTAAGTATACCAGCATCTTTAATTGTTGCCCCCATATTATCTAATAAGTTTACCTCTTTACCAAGTACAAACTTGTCAAGTATATTATGACCAGCAGTAGTCAGTACCTCAGACGGAACTTCCTCTGCGTATGCTTCTCCTAAATTTATACCGGCTTGTTTAGCGAATTTTTTACCAGTAGCCACTTCAAAATCAAACCATTTTCCAGGTTCTTTTTTTGCAACATTCATAAAAAACCCTCTACCTTTTTCTAATATTTTACCAGTAGACTTTTCAAATACACCTTCAACATATCCAAATGCAGCAGGAGCAACAATTAATTGCATTGCAGTATAATTTGGCTTTACAAAAACACCATCTTCTGTATAATATCCATTACGCTCTTCATTAACCATGTCAAGATATTTACTTCCTGTTGCAACTGCAGCCATACTAGCTGTTTGGCGATTAAGAATTAAATAATCTTTAGCAAACTTACCTGTTTTAGCTAATAATGATTTAGAGGCTGAAGCGACTGCTTGTTCTCCTGCACTTCCACCTCGTGTTAATATCATTAATGCTATGTTTGGAGCCTGTGTTATTAATAAATCACCTGCTTTTTCAAAATTTGCTTCTATCCCGCCTTCTCTTGGTTTTGCATAATTATAAGTAAGTTCTTCTTCGTATCTTTCTTTATTTTCTGCCAATGCGGTCTTTATCGCAGTAAATGGATTTGCAATTCCAGTAATTTCTTTAATATTTAAAGCGTCATATACCATTTCAGTTGGCTGATAAGTGTATGAAGCAAACCCTAATAAATCATTTGCTGCCATCTTAAAATTAGTAGCTATTTTTTTGCCCACTCCAGACCAGGAATAGTCCCTACTAAACATATCACTTTGCAAGTCTAAGTCATCTATGTTTTTTGATGAAGCAACTATTTTTTTAGAAGTTTCATTCCTTAATTCAGAAAGATCATCCAAATCTTTAATTAAAGTATTTCTTTTTGTTATAAGATCATTTTCAATATTTATTTCGTCTTGTGTTTGAAATTTATATCCTTCCGGTTTTAGTTTTTCATTAATCTTATTTATATCATTAATATTTTTTTCAACACTTTTTTCTAAACCATCTCGAAATATAGTATTTTTTACATAGTCAAGTTCTTCTTTACCTTTGGTTTTTACAGTATAATTGTTTACTATTTCCTTTGCTGTTTCGCTTATATTTGTAGTGTCTTCTAAAGCATCTCTAAATTTACTTTCTTGTATTTTTTTTATATTTTCCGCTTTCCATAATCCAGCGGCTTGTTGCAATATTTCGTCTTCTGAAAATTTATTAAGTAAATTTTTAGATTTTAACTGTGCTTTTATTTTTTTAACTTGTTCTGGAAATGCTTGATATTTTTCTTTAACAGCATTAAGTCCGAGTGCTGTTGGCGACTCTTTTGCCATTAAACCATAATTATCACCTCCAGTATTGGTTACTTGTTGTACTGTATTATTTTTAGCTATCTCTAAATTTATAAATTCATCTAAGCCTAGTACTTCCTCGTCAGTTACTTTAGCCGCAGTTTTTGCGTCTTCATACCATTTCTTTGCTTCGTCATTATTTTTTAAAGCAAGGCGGGACATTCTTGCCTCAAATGCAATTTTTTCTTCTTCTAATTGTTTTGCTTTTTCTGCTTCTTTTTTCTTTGCTGCTTTAAATGCTTCGTAGCCAAAACTTCCAGGAACAGCATTAGGATCCGCTTCGCCCATTTGTGCCGCAAGTCTTAATCTAGCAGCATTAAAATCAGGTTCTTGCGCCTTATTATCAACCCGTTTTTTAGTTGTTGCTTTCTTTTCTTGAGCTTTCTTTTGTGTTTGAAAAGCATCTACTAGTGCTTCTACTCCAAAAGGCGTAATAGCAGGAAATAACTTTTTCTTACCATTCGATGCCAATGAAGGCTTTTTTGAAGACGAAACCGATTTTGGTTTTTCCTTTAGCACAGTGGTTGGTTTCTTTACAACTGCGCTCTGAGACTTTCCCGGCTTTTCTTTTTCATTTTCTTTTTTAGTTAAACCGTTGTCATTTATAATGTCATCAAAGCTTTTGTTGTTTTCTAAAGCAGCTGCTTCAATTTCTTCTATAGTATATTCTTCTCCTTTGCTATTAAAATACTGTGCCATATATATAATTATTATTTTTTAATTTAATTTTGTTTTACCACCCAACAAATATTTTTTAACCTGTTCTTTAATGTCTCCATCTTCTATATCAAATTTTGTACCACTATTAGCACCTGGGGTTGCAATATACCAATTTCCACTAGTAGATCTTGTAACTTTTTTCTTATTATATTCAAAGTCTCCTGCTTCTCCTCCTTTCATTGCGTCTATATTTTCTATTAAGCTTTTTCTTTCAGCTTCAGCCTTTTGCTGCTTTTTATTATTTGTATTGGTGTTTGTATCACCTGTTTGAACCTCTTCTGTTTTTCTGGTCTCTTCTATAACTCTTTCAGGTGATTCATCATCTTCTGTTTTAGGTATAGTTTTAATTAAAGCGTCTGCAATGAAATCTCTAACTCTCTGAGTACGTTCAGGTGATAAATCAGTATATAAATCTGCAAGATCATCTCCATTACCAACTACATAGTGATTGTAAATAGCTTGAATACTGCCTTCTTTAGCTAACCCGGCTATGGAGGCATCAATTTGCATAGATAAAGCAGCCTTCACTTTTTCAGCATCTGGTTCTAAATAATTCTTTTTAATAACTGTATAAACGTCCTTATCAGCTTTATTATTTGTTACAGTAGATTTGTTTACTTCCTTCTTAGTTTGTTCCACAGAAGTGGTATAATCCCTTAACAAATTACCTTTACCATCAAATACACTTGGATTACTTTTCATTAAATTTTCAATAATACCAGTCATTGGCTTTATTGTTTTTAATCCACCGTTTTCGTCCAACATTTTGTTTATTTGATCACTACTCTTCCAGTCCGTTAATTCTGTATATCCAAAAGGCTCATCCTCACCTTCGTTCATCATTCCGCTATAAAATTTTATTCTTGGCTTGTAATTGTTTTCAAAATCATAATCTAACTCTATTTTTCCCGGAGACAAATTTCCAGCAACCGCCATTGAATGCATAAGGGACGGATCGTTTTGCATAGAAAATCCACCAGTCATACCTATATTAGATATATTTTTAGAATATCCTTCTCCTAAAGACGCTATGTTCTGTACTAGCCCCGCTGTTTCCTCGATTGCTGCTAATATATTTTGTTCTTTTAAACGATCCTCCGCTATATTTTTACTTTTACCAAAAGCAATATCTTTTTGAATTCTTTCGTATTCAGCAAGCAATGGTGCACATGCCTGCTGTATATTCATAGATGGATTTAACTTTTGTGCTTTACTAGCAAATGACCTGGCTTTAGCCACGTTTATATCAATATCTTCTTTAAGTTTTTGATTTTTTTTCCCAATCTCAATAAAGGCATTGGTCATTTGTCTAGAAGAGGCATTTATGTTTTCTTGTAAATCTCTCCAATGTTGCCCTGACTGTGTATCTACTAATATTTCTGGATTTGAGTACGCTCCCATATATTTTTATTAATTATTTTATTATTACACTTTAGGCATACCTGCTTTCGCCGTTACAAAATTACCCAATGCGCCACTTATTCCACTAACCATACCTGTTAAAGCTCCTGTTCTATCTGCTTGAGCTTGCATTTCTCGAGCTTGTGCCCCCTGTAATTGTCCAGCAACTCTGTCCATTTTTTGTTGTTCTCTATTTTCTCTAACACCAAACATGAATGATTTGCCAGCTGCTTCCGCTGCTTGCACACGTTGTGCTTCGCTAAGCTGAACATTTTGGATTCTTTGCTTCTCACCCATTTTAGCTTCTTGCAATTGAGCTTCTCCCTGTGCTCTTAATTTTTCATTATTAGCCTCTTGAGATTCAAGATTAGAAGATATGCCTTGTTTTGCTTTTAATGCTGCTGTAGCTAAAGCGGTTGCTCCACCCGCACTTGCCCCCGTTTCTTTTAATGTGTCTAATGTATTTGCTAATGAAATATCAATTTGTTCTGCTTCAAATTTAGTAGCATTTGTAGCAACACCTAAATTTGCATAAGGATTACTTAACATACCTGATAAATCTTTTGCAATACTGCTCATATCTTTTGTAGTTTCATAAGGATTAATAATAGCTTGTCTACTATTTTCCAAACTTATAAGTTCTGCTCCTAGTCTATCTTTTTCAGCAGCAGCCGCTCTTTGTCTTTTCTTAGCTTGGCCACCACCGATTAGTCCACCTATAACAGATGCACCTACGCTGCCAAGCATTCCTGCAACAACCATACTCATATATTATTCTTTTAATAGTTTATATTCATCATATTGTTTATATGATACACAAGCTAATCTATCTTCTAATTCATCTATATCCGTAATATTATCAGGATTAGGGTGAACATTAACAAAGATAGAATCTTCTAATGCACATATAATTCTTTTTGTTCCTTCAGGAGCATTCACATAACAAGGGGCTACATAATTTGCAGCACCCTCATCTGTAGATATTAATAATTCTCCTTTTAATAGAAACCATGTATGCGAAAATTTATGTAATTTTCCAATCACTACACTATCTTTTTGCATAAACATCTCTCTTATATATACTCCGTGTGAAAATGAATGTTTCAACGGAAATAAATCTGTATTACCTTTTGCAATATTAGGACCTTCCATAGCTAGCATAGTTTGTTCTAGGCGTTCCACTTTATCAATGTATTCCTGGCTAACTATTCTATGCTCTTTTTGTGGTTCTAATTTGTTATCCATTATATTTAATTTTAGTAAGATGAATCTATGTATTCAGAAGATACAGCAAATAATTCCGCGCTTTTGTTTAAGCTTGCATTAGTATAATTCATTCTAACTGTTGCTGTTGTTCCTTTAACGCCTGTCATTGAGTTACCCCATACAATTTCACTATTTGCTGCTGGTGTAATATTAACAAGATTTGCAAAATATTTATCTTCTTTCCTTTTGAATGAATTTGTAAATAATTGTAATTCTAAATCAGCAAGAGTCGTAGTATAAGTTGCTTTAGATACAGGGACCGAAACATCAGAGTCAGTATAAAATGATAAAGTTTCCCAACCTGGACCTCCTTCATAATTAATTGTTTTAAAAGTTTTAACTAATGAAACTTCTGGATTAAATATAACTTCAACTGCTGAATCATAAGTAATACCATAGAAACTACCCCATCCTGTATTGCTTGGAGAATAATGTTTCCATATTTCACCGTTTTTAAATGTATAGAAGTTATTTCTTAAACTTCCACCTTGGTTTGGTTTATAATCGAAGAAACTTGTCCACCCTGCTACATCTTCATCAAACGTTAAGGTTTTATAAGTTCCATCTACAGGTTGCATTGATAAAACATATTCTTTATTATGCATGTCCCACATACCTAGTATAAAACCATTGTTACCAATTTCAGAAAGATTATCTCTAAAGAAATCTCCCATACCATATTCTGATATTTCAGATATACCATCTTGTGATAATCTTAATACTACATTTCTGTTTCTATCAACAAAGTACTTACGGAAGCCATAAACAGCAAAACTTTCTGGATTAGTACCAATACCATAGTTACCAGCATAAGCTTGAACCTGACCGATTACCATAGCCCCAGATGTTGTTATTGGTTGTCCTTCTGCTGAATAGATAGCGTCTTTGTCAATTAATGCTTGACTAACTTTGAATTCTTGGAATATAATTAAGTTTGTATCTTCTGAATATAACTTTTGAATAGAACCATTTGTTGGATCTAAGCTTCTTGTTATGTCTTCTCCTACAGAAAATTCATTTGTTTTATTAACTCCTGTTCTTGAATTAAATACTCCTGAATATATCAAAGAGTTTTGCCTATGCTGCTGTTGTGGTCTGTCTTCTACTATATAGGCTTTAACACCTAAATCAACATTAGTATTGTTATACCCACCTCTAATTCTTGCTTCTTCAACAAACCAATCTGACTCAACTGGTTCATAAGCTGCTGGTATATAATCAAAGTTTGTTATTGGTCCAAAAGTTAATACTTCCGCATCATCAATATCAACTGCTTCACTTAATATAAATTCAGTAGCACTTGTTTTTTTATATACATAAGGATTAGGCACAGGAGCACCATCCCAGCTAACATTTTGACCAACACCTATATTTCCATTCGCTTCTGTTATAATTATAGTAGCAGAATCTACAACAGCTGCATCGAGCACAGCCGTTGTATTTTCTACTTCTACTATTGTATCTAACTTCTTTAACCAAAAAGAGTTAAAGTATTTTAATTCTAATATTGCTGCCATAAGTTATATAATCACATGTTTTTCGTTTTTTTTAGTTTAATTATAGTATTTTACGTTAATAAAGCTATTAGGCTGGAGCTTGATAATATACATTATAACTATAATTTGCAATAGGCAACGGTCCTGAGTTAGCATTATTTTGTCCAACCCAAGCTGTTTGAGAATTTGGCGTAGGTATTATTTGTTCTATTACCTCTCCGTCAGCATCAAATTTAGCACAATAGAAAGGTGTTTCGGTATATTTGCCCGTTTCATCTGGATCATAATTTTTAGTTGTTCTAAATACATAAAATCTATTAGCGACCGGTGGAATCCATTTCTCAGTAAAATTATCGTCTGTATAAAATCTTTTTATTTCAGTGCCTTCTATTGTATTTGCATATAATGCTCCTAGACTTTCGTTATCAAGTGCCGTTTCAATATTCAAATTACCTCCCGCTAAACTTCCTGCTGTACCTGCAAATTCGTTAATTAATTGTAAAGCAATTTTATTTGGATTACCATCAACATTTATTGCAGCAATATATCCTATAAAGCTACTCACGGAAGCAGAATTAAATATATAAAATAAACCTGGGACAATTTGATTATTGGTGTTTGTTAAAATAACTTCTGTTGCAAGATCTCCTATACTAATTGTTCCAGATGTTATGTCATTTACTGGTGAATTATATTCTAACCCTCTTGTAGCATCTTGTGTTTCATAAGGAACTCCAGATGGATAATTTCCAACATATTCTTCTACTCCTGTATAATAGGTATAATAATTTGTTATCGGTATTAAAAGCCCAGGTAACGTTTGTGTATAAGAATAATTTGCATCTTCCCCGTAAAACCTAACAGTTGGGTATGTGCCTTGTGTATTTGTAAGTACATTTATTATTTTTACCCCAATAGCATACTCATATAATGTAGGCTCTGCCTCAATGGTAAAAGAAGTTGTTAATGCTTGTTCTTGTCCATAGATGAGAGTTCCGCCATCGTCAATTGTTGTAACAATTAGGGGACCTATTTTATAAGCAGGATTTCCAAAGTTGTTTTCATTATTGGTTTGTGCCCAAGCTGTTGGTGTACCTGAGATATATGGTCTTTTATATAAATATATTTCCGCTTCAGCTCTTATTGTAGCAATGCCTAAAGCAGGATTACAAAGTCCGGGAGCAGGTACATCTAACTTTATTTTAACTCTATATTCACCTTCACTTAAACCTGTTGGCAATATAGGGCCTTCACCAAAATCAGATGCATTTTTAACTTCTACGTTTTCAACAAACTGGTATACACCACCAGATCCAGGAATTATTGGCATATAAGCATTATTAGGCGAATTATTAGGCCCTATATAAATCATACCATAAGGAGCTGATCCACCTTCGCAGGTAGTTTGTCCATTTATATTAAGAGTACTCTCGTATTCAGGTCTTAACCAAAACGGAACGGGTTCATCACCTACATTTATAGTTAACTCAATAGTAGCAGATTTTGTACCAAAGGTTGTTCCCTCAACTGGTAAAATTGCGCCAGTAGATGTATTAACAGCATCTTGTACTTTTATTACTAAGTTATATATACCTAAAGGCACTTGATCGTCTATTAATTCTAATAAGCCGCTATATGCACCTATTTGGAAGTAAGGTCCTGGATCACCACTATCTATACTCCATTTTAATCCAGTTTCAGATAATAAAAATGAACCATTGTTTGCTTCTAATGTTACAAAGCTAGTTGTATTTTGTGTTATATTATAATTTTCTTCTGTTGTAGTTATAATTGGTGAACTATTGCCCAATCTACCCTCTATAGTTAATGTTGCTGAAATAGGTTGTTCTGGATCAGAAAGATCTTCTACATTAAATGTAAAGGTATAAGATTCTTTTTCAGCAGCATTGTTATTAAATACAAAAGTAGATGTTGGAGTTATAAATAACCTATATAAATCGTTTGTACCATCATTAGTTGCTTCTATTCCAAAATCACCTAATCTACTAACACCACTTCCGTCAAAAATTGTATCAATAGTAACTGTTGTATTTGATATAATAATACCGTTTTGATTTAAAACATAAAATTCATCAGTTATGTATTTTGAATCTTCGTCTCCTGCTCCGTCCCCACCTCCATCAGGGTCTTGCCATTCAAAATGGGTATAATTAACATTGCCAAAACTTACAGGACCATCAAAACCAGTTAATACATCTGCGTTCAAATCAGATATTAGTCCTGTAGTTGCTGTTTCCCAAAACAATTCTAATAGACTTTGCTCAGGCCTTGTTTCATATACACTTAAAAAAGGAATCATGTCAGAAGCTATAACCCCAATTTCATTAACCGTAGAAACTCTGCCTATTAAAGGTTTTGTTTGCAATTGATAAAAATTTAATCCTGCTGTACCACTTAAATTATCTTCAGAACTATCCAAAAAATTAAACTCATCAGCTGAAGCAATTGATGTAACAGTATCTGCTTTTCTAGTTGGAAAATATTGTACATTTTCTGCTCGTGTAATTATAAAAGTAACATAAGGATCTCCATTTGGATTTGCTCCCGCAGTTAATACCCAGTTTGGAGAAGATATTGTTATAGTGCCTGTGGTGCCAACAATTTCGTTAGAAACAACAACAGTATTACCTAGCCATCTATACGGACTTGGTTTTGTCCCTCCTAAAGGAGGATCATTATCCACAGGAGCATTGGCTTCTACACATTGTATTCCGTCTCCAGCGCTTATTAATGTATAATCTGGGTTTGTAACGGTGTCATATTCTATAGTAGTTACTTTAGCTGAATAATCAGGGTCTTCTCCTGTTATTTCTAATGTTGCTTTTGTATTCTCTACTCTACCATACAGCTGCACGCTACTTCTATATTGTTTTTGGTCAGGACCAACTTCTGATAAATCTCTTGGGACTTTATTAATATTATCATTAATTAATACAATGTGAGATGTGTTACCCGTTTCACTAACCGGAAATTGTGTAGTATTTATACCATTTTGTAATCTGGAAGTAGCTGTAACTCCAGTGCCAGCATATACCACTTGCGATCCTGAAGTTTGATTCTTAGGATAACCATTTAGCATTCCTGGAAGATATACATTATAGTAATCTTGCTCTTGTTGTTTAACAACTATTTTATAAGAATACCATCCAATAGGATTGTATTTGTAAGAAAATTTAATATCTTTAACCTCTCCCTCTTGTGCTACATATAAATATATATCGTTAACTCTACCGCTTGTATCTATTGTATACTCATTGGCGTTTAAAGTAGGAACTGGATCCGATAATACTTTTACGTAATCTGTATAAAATCCTCTAACTATATCACCTTCAGCTGGAGGCGTATTAGTTGCTGCAGTTATATCTAAAGTATACGTGTATGTTGTATCTGTTATCGTTGATGCTGTAATTGCAAACCCTGAATTTGAAGTAGGTATTGCATACAAACCAGGTTGACCATTAGGTATATATTTTTCCTGATCTATTGGACTACCTAAATATAATATTAGGGCATCTCCAAACCAAGAGCGTACGTCTTCAAATAAAATAGAATTTTCATAGCTTGAATAAACAGTTGATCCTTTTGCATATTCACCACCACCTATACTAAGACCTGTTAAATCGCTTGAAGATAGAATAACCGGAGATTGCCTACCAAACTTATCAGCCATTACAAAACCTACTTGATAATTTCTATTCTTTTTTAATGTATGATTTGGATATTCTATAAAGTTTGTTCTGTTTGTTGACTTTGGCTGTACGGATATATAATAATTTATAGAAGATAATGAGGTATATTTATCGTAATAATTACCATAAATTATTCTATTACCAGCTGATTCTTGAGCTCTCGCTCTTACTGGAACCTTATCATAGACCCTTACTGTTTGATCTTCAGGTAATGTTTTATATGGTTTTTGTGATTGGTATGGTTGTACATAATAATTATTATCAGTATTTAATGCGGTATTTATAGCGCTTATTGGTAATGTTTCAAAAACTTTTACAGCCGTAGAATCTGATTCTTTATATAAAATATCAATCTCTGCTATTTTATAACTATTAGTAAGATTACCTATTTTATCAGGAAACGGAACTATCAGTTCAATGTTGTTTACGTTGTTTTCAAACCAATTTATTACTGTACTTCTATATGCGTCTGTTTCGTTACCGGCTATAAAATATCCTTTTTGTTTAGGTATATAAGCTATTTGAGTAAAAGGAGCCATTAAAGAATATTCATTATCATCGTATTTAAAACGATAACTAAATCTAACATATTTATCTTCTAAAAAAGCAGGATCCCCAGGCCAAGCAGGCACGGAGGACTTATCTGACATTGTTGAGATTAAAAAAGTTAATTGATCTCCTTCTGCAATAGGTATAGTTGGTGCTTCATACAGTGTTACTCTTTGCTCATCAATGTCATAGTCTGCAACTGTTATATATTCACTACCAGATATATTATCCGAAATTATTGTCATTCCTTCAACAATTATAGGAACTCCACCTGCGGGAAATCCTACATCAAATACTGTACTACTACCTACACTAGCAACTTCTACAACTACTTTTCTGTATAATGATATAGGTTCTATAGGAGCATACTTAGCCACAGAAATTTGTTCTTCTGTAGTATAATAGTTTATACTTGTTAAAGCATTTGCTACGTTTATTTTTCTAGGTTGGTTTCTATTATCAGTCCAGAACAATAAACCTTCTACTAAATTTACACCTGTTATTTTAAATTCTTTATTTTTTGCTAAATTTAGAAATGTGCCTTCTACTAGTGTAACGTATGTTTCAGGTGAATCAAAATCATACATTGCTATTTTCATTTTCCATTCTGTTATACCGTCTGTAAACGGTGCATCCTCTGGAAAAGTTATTAAATTTGGATTTGGATCAGTATAGTTTGTTAAAAATTGAAATACACGATTATTTTGATTATCCATAAATATACCAATACATTCTAATTCTGGTATATAATCTGGATTAGGTGTTTCTGTTCCAGGTAAAAATTCACCATTATAAGTATCTAATAATAGTTCATTGCCTAAAACATTTTTTAATGATCCAATATCGTCAGCTTCTGATTTACCTACTGAAATATTATTTGCATATCTATATTCCCCATTAGGGATAAGTCTATCGTCTAAGTCTTGGTTCATTTTAGACTTTAGAAAACTATTTTTTACTTCTGCCATTTAATTTTAGTGTTTAATCCATTTTGATTTTCCTCTCATAACCTGCGTAAATTCTTCTAACTTAATATTAGATAATCTAATTTTAGCATTTCTTAATTTAGCACTTCTTTCTCTTTTAAGTCGTTGTACTAAATATTCAGGTTGATTAGCTCTAGTAGATATTATTGAATGTAATATATGTGCATACATCGCTTCTTCTGCCATCTTAGGTATCTTGCTATCTAATTCGTAAGCTAAACCATCAGATATGTATTCAAGTACAATTAGCATGTCGATTAAATTACTTGAGAATGATATTTTACCTTCTCTATCATTTATTGTAAATGTACCGTTGTAGTTTGCGTATTGTGGATCCATACCATATCTTCTACCGTAATATCCATAATCATATCCATTGTTCCATCCATCACCATAACCATCTCCTCCAAAATTAGCAACCCCGTTAACTAAATTAATTAATCTACCGTTATTTACGCTTTTCCATCTTTCTTCAGTTATCGAGGTTCCATCGATGTTTTCATCATAACCACTCTGTATAGGTTGTCCATTATTACTTTGTATTGGTGTACTAAACGGATCAATAGTTAACGATGTAGGATAAATAGGGTGTTTAACTCCCTGTCTGTCGATCCATGATATTTTTACATAGTTAACATAGTCTTGTGGTAATATAACACTTAGGCTATGAGGCACAGTTAACTCCTGCGATTTTACACTTTTTAATACATCATAACTAAATTCTTGTAATCCACGTTTTGCATGAAACAATACATCAGTTCTTTTAACATCCGGTATAAGCTTATTAACCCCAACGTAAGCCACAATAAAATTATTTATGACATCATCTAAGGTAATATAAGAATAACCTCCATAATTGTCTTCTACGGTGTTCCCATAAGCATCACGATCGCCATAATCACCACCATCAATTGCTTTAAGCTGTACAACAACGTATCTATATTGCGGAACGGCTGTTGCAAATATAATTGTATTTTTAAATAATGTATATTCAAGTATATATTCTGTAAAATCTATACCGTCTGTACTAGTGTATAATTTAAAATTATTTAAAGCATAAGCAGATTCATTTGGATCCCAACTACCTAAATATAAATCTGTGTCAAAAGTAAATGTAAAATTTGTTTGACCAGCTACATCTGTTACTTGAAACCCCTGTGAACCAGCATAATATTGTCTATTTGTTTCGGTAATTAAACCGCCATCTGGAAATGCCATGTGCTATTAAGATTTTGAATTTGTTTGTTCTGCTTGAATTTGTGATGCAGCAACTTGAATTATTTGTGGGTCTTTTATAACAACACCTGAATATAACAATATTTTTGTTATAACATTTGTCTGTTCTGAAACCATTAATTCAAATTGTTGTGAAGTATTAGGGTTATATGTGTATGTATAAAATGGAGCTGTAGCTGTAAAGTTCCATATAACATCTTTTGGTTTTCTAACAAAAGAGGCTGATACACCTGTAGTTATTGTATCTGGATAAACATTTAGTTTTTCGTCTGTGTATATATATAAAGGATATTTTTTTGTCGGTTTTGTTAAAGGTGATTTATTTATATATAATAAGTTATTTCGTTGCACTCTCTGCATCTCTATTGTATCATCATATATTACAGTACCTAATCTGTAAAAGTCATTAGCAGTAACTGTAACAAGTACATTAAACACTGTAGTTGGTGTACTGGTTAATGTTATAGTATTGCTTGCTACAGAATATTCTGATGGATTCTGTAAAACACCATCAAAATAAACTTTTAGCAAACCATTTTGTATTTGGGCTTGTGTTAAATTTGTTAACGTATAGTTTTGTTGTCCAATAGCTGTAACAAAAACAGGTTCTGAATATATAGTAGAACCAGAAGAAGTTGGTAAATCCCATTCGCTATTACCTACATAAGTACAATTACCTATAGTTTTAAATACAGCTAATTGCTCATCTAAATTTTTAATCCTATCAGCATATTCGCTATCATTATCAGGTACTCTTAATTGTTGATTAAGATTATCAAAATAATCCTCGAATATTTCAAGTTGAACTTGAGTTGCTATTTTATTAAACTCATCAGGCGTCATGTAACCACGTTGCTCTTTATTAAGTATTAATAAAACGGTTTTGTAAACTGTATCTACGTTTATTGCCATTTTGCTTATTTTATTATAATATATGAGCGGTAACCGCTAAGCCACCGCTCTATATATTAATATTACGTGTTAATCTATTTTTTTCTCTATAGACCTGTAAACTTCTATACCTTCATCTGTTTTGAAGAAAGCAGCCATAGCTGAGTATGGGTTTTCATCAAATGGTACAGTCATTAACTTTCTATTGTTCGATGCCCATGCAAATGTACGTTGATCTTGAGATAATACTATAATATTAGCTTCAACAGCTCGAATAGCTACATTTCTAAGTAGTACATTTTCATCGTTTGCTAAATCAATAAATAAGTATGGATTGTTTCTAGCGAATAACATCAAGTCTCTTTTAATTTCTTTAGAAGTCATTTTAGAAACTTTAGATCCAATCTCAACTCTTAATATTGCTTCAGCTTCATCAATATCCATTTCTCTAGCCGCATTCATTGCATCTAATTGAATGTCCATATCTTCTAAATCATCTGTTGCCATCATAACAGGATCAAACTCTACGTATTTTCTGTTTAGGTCAGGGTGATATAAAGATAATAGTTTTTGTAAATTTTGTTTTTCTTTAGGTACAGTTAAAGTACCGTTCTTAAATATGATATGTCCCAAAGTTGCTTCTCCTTTTTGATCTTCAACAAAAACAGAGTTTTGGTTCGTAGCATATCTTAATTCCTTTTGTTCACCTGCATCTTTGTCAAACCATAACAATGGAAATCTACCTGTATGTCTTGAAGCTATAGTATAAGTTAACGGTGAATGTGGGCCAGATAAAATATATGTTCTATCTTTAATTTCCCATTTTGGTTTTGCTGGTTGAGGTTTTTCCTTAACAAGTTTTTCTTCTATATATGTTTCTTCAACAATTTGTTCGATTTTTTCAAATGCGTTTTCTGGTTCAACGTATGTACTAGGTTGAGTAATTTTTGCTTTAGTAGCAGTTTTAGCTTGTGCCATGATAAAATATTATATAATTAATTATTGTTTATTAAAAGAGTAAAAATTACCCCCGTAGATTCAACGAGGGTAAAATTTACAATTATTTATACTTATGCTGAAGCAGTGAATAACACGAAGTTATTAGCACCTTGCACACATAAACATCTTTCAGATAAGAAGTGTACCTCCATTGCATCTAAGTCAGATGTGTAAGCACCTCCAACAGATCCAGTGATCCAAGATTTCATTCTTCTGTCATCAGCTTGTGCAGCTCTATAACGTACGTGTAAGAATGGTCTACGGATGTTAGTTCCTAAAATTTGATCGTAAACTGTAGAAGTTCCAGCAGGAATTAATACACCTTCGATTGAACTACCAACACCTGTCATTGCTCCACGAGTAGAAGCATCGTTTAAGTATTTCCAGTCAGTTTTGTAGAAGTCATAAGAACCTCTTCTGAATCCAGAGAAACCTAAGTTAAGTGCCATCTCAGATGAGTTTTCAAATAAACCGTAAGCAACACCACCTGCAGCTCCAGAAGATAAAGATGCTAACATATCATCAAAATCTAAAGATAATTGGCGGTTTAAGAATAACATGTTTTCTTCAATTGCCCCCTGAGTATCTAAGTTTTTCAAGATAGAATCGAAATCAGCTAATCCAGAAGCAGCAGTAAAGTTATTTAAAACGTTACCTCTATCTTCTACAGCAGAGAATAAACCTTGAGTACCTTTTTTACCAGCAGCTAATGCAGCAGATCCTGTTGCGGCTAATTCACCTTCAACAACGGTCATTTCTAAATAGTCTTCAAAACGTAATCTTGTTTCAGATTCAGCTTTTAAGTACCAGTAGTAACCATCAGCTCCATCTTCAGTAGTAATTTCTACCCATCCAATTTGTGCAGTATCAGATCCGTTGATAACATATTTGTTACGGATAATTACTGGTGAGTTATTGAACTGAGTGAATGAAGGAGTAATACTAGTATAATTATCTCCCGTTAAAGTAGATCCTTTTTTGTATTCAGAACCATAAACGAAGATTTTTAAATCGTCCATTGCATCTGTAAATCCAGCAGCAGCTAAAGTAGCAGCAGTATAAGGAGCAACAGTTAAAGCACCTGTAGTAATATTACTAGCAGTAACAATAGCTTTTACTTCTAATCCTGTAGCAGGATTCATAATAACAATTGTTTGGTTGATTGAAATAACGTTTTGTACAAAATCTTTTGGATTTGCAGGGGTTAAATCAACAGGAATAGTTAATGTATTTCCAGAAGCACTGTTTACATCTACTCCTGTATATGCAACGTGTAATCTGTTTTGTTCAGACCAGATAACTTGGTCAGATGACATAGGCATTTCTGCCCCTACCATACGTAAGAAACCAGATAATGTTCTGTTTCCATAACGTTCTACCTCAGCTTCATAAACTTCTGGTAAATATTGTTGTGCGAACGATACAAAATTTGCGTTAGCTGGATCTGTAAAGTTTAAATAGTTTGTCTCTAAAGCTTGTTGTTTTTGAGACGGCTTGATTGTACCGAAATTCGGTGTTACATTTGCCATAATTGTTTTTGTTTAGTTTAAAATTTGCTTTTTATTCTTAATTTTGTTGAATCAACACCATTAATAGCTTTTACTTTAAACCCTCCTACATTAATTTCTCCAGCAGACGTTTGTCTAGGTTCTGTAGAAATATTATTAGATTTTGCTAACATCTCTTTAATTGCGTCAGCCTTCCCTTGTTCGTAAAAATGGTTTGCAATACTATCAGTATTTTCAGCGGCATACATTGCTTTATGATAACCATTCATGTCTGTTACTTCACCTTTATCATTTAAGAACTTCTTAAGTAGGTTTGTAATGTTTGATTGTTTATCAGCAATAGCTTCAGTGTTCTGTAGATTAAACCTGAACGTTTTTCCACCAGCATTGAAATCAAAACCTTTGAAATCCTGTGTAAAAAACTTTTTAGTATTATCTTTAAACGCCGAATGCATTTGCTCAACTGATTGTTGATCCTCTTTATATCGGTTGAAAAAATCAATTGCTTTTTGTTGATCTGGATGTACATTAGACTTTAATTTAATTTCGTCGTAATATTTACTTTTAAGATCTTCTAAAAAGTTCTTGGCTTTACCAACTTCTTCTTTGAAAGCGATACGCTTCTTTTTAATTTCTCGCTCATCATCCTCATCTTCATCATACGAAAACGTTTCTTCCATGTAAAAGTCAATTTCGTCTAAATCTAAATGTGGCTTTGTTTTTTTGTAATATTCTTTTAATAAAACTTCTGGATCTACTTTTGAATAATCCGTATTTAAACGAGTATAATCATTAATGTCCCCTCCTGTTTCTTCCATAAACGCAATTAACTTTTCTACATTTTCTGGCAATGGTTTACCTGATACTTTTAAATCATTAATTGCTTTATCTGCTTCTGCTTCAAGTTCTTTAGCTTCTTCAGTATTAGTTTCAATATTAACTACTACTACTTCTTGCTCTTCACCTTGATTGGTAATGCCGTCTTGTTGGGTGTTTCCTTCGACCACTTCTTGCAATCCCACTTGGGACTGTTCTGGCTGTAGCACGCCTTCATCTGTTGTTTGCTCTTGAATGGCATTGTCTTCTGGTTTAATTGTTAAATCTACTTTTGCAATTGATTGAACTGATGCATCTTTTACAACAGGAACCCTTGCTTTTTTAATTTTAAAGTCACCTTCTTGCTTAATTGTTTCTTCCATGATAAAATATTATATAATTAATTGTTTTGTTCTATTTAGGAGAGAACTGCTCCAAACCAAATCCACCTAGATTATCAAATCCTGCTGATTCAAAATCTTTTGGTAATGTATTATTTTGTCTTTGTTCAATCAATTCAGATTGTTGTGTGGCTTGTAACTTTGTTCTTTGATCTTTACGATCTTCCATTTTGTTAAGTTTTTCTTGAGCTTGAGCAACCTGCATTTCTGCTAATTGCATTTGATAACTAAATTCTTCTGCCATCAATTGTTTCTTTATCAATGCTTCTTGTTGCATCTTTTGAATCTCAAACTGTAACTTAGACTGTTCTAATTGTATCTTTTGTTCTGTAATTGCTTGTTGCTTTTGTACTTCAGCCATTGCTGTTTCCTGCGCTAACTGAGCATTTGCTTGTGCTTGTGCTTGAATATTAGCTTGCTGATTAGCTTGATCCCTATCCATTTTTTTCTTTCTCTTGTATTTAAGAGATTGATTAGCTAACTTAATATTCTTAATTTGTCTTAAGTCAATAGCGTCTTCAAGATCAATTCCGCCTGATTGTAAAGCAACTTGTATGTTTTGTTCTAATTGTGCTTGCTCTTCATCGTCAGGTTCTAATTCTAAGAATATACCAAAATCATGTAAATTTAAATTTTGTAATTCTTTTAATGTTTCAACTGATGAAACCGATATACTTTGCATTAATGAACTTGCTGTTAGCGGGAAGTTTAATGAATCGGCAACTCTTCTTGAAATGTTTTCACATACACGTAAGGTTAAATATAAACTAGATTGTAATATATGCCTTGTTGCTGTGTTTGAATTTGCTGCTGCCATTTTTTGTAATCCTACTAAAGCATCTCTATCAGGTGTACTAGCATCTCTTGCTTCATTCAATCCGGTTACATCACGTATCATCTGTAAATAATATTGATATGTTTGTATCAATGATTGTATCTTACCACTACCTGATGAAGTTTGTAATTCCTGAATCGGCACCTTAGCTCTATTCATATCACCATCCTGTGTCATGGATCTACCAACTATACTACCTGTTTGGAAATACATATTTAATGCTTCTGCCGCATTATATTTTGTACCATTACCTAAATCAACCTCAGCTAATCCATCAACATCGACAAATACACCATCAGGAACTAATCTAGCTAATACTTGTTGTATCTTTAAATGTGTTAACTGGATCATATCTGCAAATCCTGTTATACGACTTACTAATGATTCAATTCTACCTTTGTACATTCTTGGTGCACAAATAGCATAATTCATTTGAACTCTTGTTGTATCAGCAAATGGTCTTGTCATATTTTCTGCTAGTTTCCATTCTAACATTTTTTCGTGACCTAATATTTTTGCTCCTGAGTATATAACTTCTATACTTCTTGATACTTTACTAAATGAATCATTTTCTGGCGGATTAAAATCATCTGTTTTTTCCAATGCTTTCTCTAAACCAACATCTGTTTGTTTAATTTTAAACACTTGGTTAGAAAATGTTTTATACTCAAAATATAACACCTGTACATTAGAAGTGTCATAATCTTGTCCGTAATAGTTACGAGTATAATTTACATCACCTGGATATTTTTCAATCTCTTCTAAGTCAGCTTTTGTTAAATGTGGAAATTGCATTTTAACCTCTTCTAACGTAATAGATTTAACTTCACCAACATAATATATATCTTCAAAGTTTGGATCCTCTGTGTAAGAGTAAACAAGGTTAGCAGGATCAACATAATCTATTGTTACTCCTTCTGCTTTATTCCAATTTGTTTTTGTTGCCGCAATACCCAAAACAACTAAATCATAATTTAATCTTTTGTTTATTAACGGATATTTATTATTATCTAATATTTGATTTATTACTTCTTCTTCTGCTATTTCAATTTCTTGTTTATAGCTTAGTTGCATCCTAATTTCTAACTCTTCTTTATCTTCTGGTAAATTATCAGGATCAGGACTACTGTACATATTTGCTCCTAAAGTACCTTGTATTTTATCCAATAAAGGTTTAGTAAGCATATCTTTTAATATATTAGCCGCAAACCCTGTTCTTTTCTTAATTGAATCAGGATCTTGTGCGTATGCTTTAATATCGTAGTTCTTACTAGATATACCGTTAACAACGATGTCAACAAATTTAGGTATAACTGGAACAGGTTTCCAGTCAAGATTCAAATAAGATAAATCACCATTGATTGATAATTCATCTTTATACTTTTGAACCGGTTGTTCTCCTCTAGCATATAATCTTAATCTGTGAAAGTTTTGCCAGTTGGATCCCCATCTGTTTCCAGCTCCTCCAACTCTATCTCCTCTAAACCATTCGTTTTCAATAGCTCTACCGACCAAGGCCCCGTATTCGTAGCTTTGTTTCTCTGAATCCGGTACTACCTGACTAGGAAAAGAACTATTATTATTAGTATAAACCATCTATTATATTATTTTTGAACTAAAACCTTCGTTATTATATTTTTTGAAACCTAGTGATACCGTGTCTTTTATAGCGCGGAATACAGGTGTGTAAGCGTTTTTGTTACAAGCCATTATAGCTAAACCTGAACTAATAGTAGCATCATGCTTAGTTCTATTGCCTATATTAAATCTAGACCAGTCATTTAAAGTTTTTTGGAAATACATATTACCATAACCTCCTTCTAATAATCCTACATTTCTGTCTATATAAGATTCGATTGCTGCAGCATGCGCTTGTAACATATCCTGTGAAGCTGAAGGTATACCACCAATTTCTTTTTCTGCTGGTGATAAGTTATTATATACTTTATCAGGTCTATTCATTGAATAACCTCTATAACCTCTTCTCTTTAAATAATAAAGCAATCTAGGTTTGTTATTCTCTGCTAATATTGGCATTCCATAAAATACCAAAGCCATTAAAACATCCTCAAAGAATATCTCAGCTGTTTGTGGTCTAGCTATGTATTCTAAAAAGAAAAGACTAGGTGGAACATCTTCCATTGAGAATTTTGTTAATCCGTGTAATGCACCTTTTGATCCTCTGCTTTCATCAACAGTTCCTGATATATCATAGCTATCACAACCAAATGCACCGCAATGTTCGTTACCAGGGTATTTAACTCCATTCTTTATAATCACACGATTTTGTAGATTTAGCGGTGGAATCCAAGAAATTAAAAATCTACCATCTTTATTTGGTACAAATATAACTTTAGTATCTTGTATACCGTTCTCCCATTGGAAGCTACCTTGTGTTAAAACATTTGAGTTTCTTAGATCATCATTGTAATCTATTTGCTCATATATTTTTGTAAGATTAAATAAAGATTGCTTTGCTTCATCTCTGAATGCATGTTGTTCTGTTCTTGGAAACTGTCTGTAGTATTCGTTTAATGCGTCTTGATCTGATTTTAAACCATCAACTTCATTTTGCCAATGTTCAATAACCCCATAATCAATCCACATATCATCTGCTCCTTTAACCGGCTGTTCTGGTGTTAAGAAAACAGGCATACCATATCTATCTATGAAACCCTCAAAGTTCCATTCCATTGGTATAAATAAAGAATATAATCCAGAACTAGTTTGACCATTACGGTTACGCTTAGTTACATCTGAACTATAATATAATTTTTTAAAATTGTCTCCTCCTTTATCTAAAGCATTTGAAGTTGAACCCATCATACACTTACCAACAATCTTACTACCTAATCTTACACAGGTTTTTGTGACACGCCAGTTATTTAAAATGTTGTCAGGTTTCTCCCATTTACCACTCTCGTCATGAACTAATAATCTTAACTTTTCACCATCATAGCTATTGTCTCCAGTATTCTTCCAATCAATTGTGGTATCTAATCCTTCAAGTTCTTCTAATTGTTCTTGAGCATCTAATTTTCTTCTTGTTAATTTTGATGCAGGTATTCTATAAGCTAATTCTGTTTTTGGACGGTCCATACCATCTTGAATTGGTTTAAAGAAAAAAGGATAGTTTATTGATATAGGTACAACCTTATCTGTAAACATTTTCTTTGCATCGGCTCCTGACTTAGATAGTATTCCATATCTTGTATCGGAACTTAAGGTAGCTTGATTAACTAATTCTGCAGATGACATAAATGAAAATCCTGAACGTCTATTCTTTAAATAGCACATACCATAACATCTATTATCCGCTTTACAAGCTTCCCAGAATATGAAAAACACTCTATTTGATTCACGAAAATCTGGAGCTCCAACGTCAATCTTGCTCCATTGTAAATACATATAATGTGTGCCAGTTATATAAGTTGGTACACCATTATTATAAAAAGAAAAACCTTCTTCTCTGTATTTAAACTCTGCGTCAATAAAGTCGTACCAGTTTTCTTTGAATTTATCTGGATATTTATTCCAATCAAATACACTTTTGATACGCTCAAGCTCTTTTGGATATACAGCTTGTTCCCAATATTGTTCTTCTTTCTTAGTAGATCTTTTATAAGCATTTTCAATATAGGGTAATGCAATCTTTAAATTTTGTATTTCTACAATTTCTCCAATCTTACCTGTTTTGCTTATAACAACTACATCGTGTTCTTTATTATATCCGTATTCCCACTTCTTGCTTTTATTAAGTCTACTTATAATAGAAGGCTTAATATGATTATCTAAAGTGGTTATTAAATTTTGTTCGTACATTATTTAGACCTCCCTTCTGCAAAGCCTTTAAAAACTTTACTTGCTTTTTCGCTAGATTCTTGTAGTTCTAATTTTTGTCTTTCTTCTTCAATACGGTTAAGTATTTCGAAAGCATCGAAAATAGCTAACTTTTTTGTTGCTGCTGCATTCTTTAATTTGTCTGCGGCTAAGTCATCTTCTCCATTATCTAAGATAGCTTCTTCAGCAACCTTAATCAGTTCCAATACCGCTTTGTGCCCAGCTTTTATAATGTTGTTTTTTGTTTCTTCTATGTCCATGTATTAAATAAAATATAATTTTTTAACCGTATTCTTATGAATACCTAAAGCTAATGCCGCTTGCCTTAATGAAGGATATTCAATATTATTTATAACGATTGGAATCCTATTTTTTTTACTTAAACAATTTTTTAATTTTGATTCTTCTGACGCTTTTCTACCCGTTAAAGTTTCCTTTATCCTACGACGTCGTAACCATTCTAAATCATCATTTAACACGCTAGTTCCCTCTCCACCGCAAGTCATATTACATAATGAACCTGTTTTTAAATCAACTCTTCCATATAACTTTATAAACTCTATTTCTTTTTCTATAGCTTGCTCTTTCGTTAAATTATCAAAAAGAATTTCTATATCATAAGCAGTTTTATTAATTATACTTTTCCAAAACGTTGATCTATCTTTTTTATTATATGGTCTATCAACGCTTTTACCAATGCCAATATAAAATGGAATATTTTTGTCTAATCGTATATGTCTATAAACAATCCAATCATTTGGCCCATTTTGGGTTATATTCTGCTTCGTTTCCTCTATATTCATATTTAATTACAATATCATTTGATTTCATACAGTATAATCGTTTACCTTCTATGATAAACTCAAATTCCCCGTATGGTTTATATCCTACTAAGTCACCTGGCACTATTTTCGCTTCATTTAAGGAGCTATTACCGTATTTTAGTATTCCAATAAGTCTTTGCTCTTTTTCTAAGCTAAAACTGTTATTATTTTTTATAGGTTGCACAAAGCAACGATCACCAAAAGCTTTCCAATTACCCGTGTCACCATATAAATAT